GTCGTGCTAGAACTATCCCACCATTTAAAGTTTTTGGAATCCCAATTCTTTGTGTAATATGTTTCTAATGTAAATCGATCAAATCTAAAATCAATTGTATTCAATGCTCTAGGTAAGTTATTATTGATATTATATGCTACTTCTTTTGCTTTATTTGGTAATGTATATGCAATAACCCAAGCCGAGGTAAATCCTAAAACAGTGCCATCTATTTGTTTAGATAACATCCATCGTGGCAACACAGTAGATACTTGACCGACATTATTGATCATTTGTTCTTGCATATTTAATAAACTATTGGGTGTTACTGTCTGAATATCATTGTATGGGAAACTTAAATCAACCGATGAACTAATACTTGTACCATTATTATTGACTAAGTTATCAACCATTTGTGCATAAACCACTTCATATAATATATCACCGTTGTCATCTAACGCTTGCGCTGTTTTTAGTTCACCAATGGTAATGGACTTATCAAAGTGATTATTTTGCATTACTTCTACATATTTTTCTAGTGTTTCTGGATTTAATCCATAAGCATGATTGTATTGAATTTTGTCAGCTACCCCAAAATTATAATCATCTATTCTATATAATAAATTTGGGTTGATAATTGATGCATTGCTTAATACACTACTAATATAATCACGATCATCTTCTGGTATGAATGCATCAACATATAATGCATTTGTTGGTTTGTCATATTCATGATTCACCGCAATGGTAAAAGTATTAAATATGGAAACTAATCCATTAGCATCATACGCATTTACGGAGAACGCATATTCCTGATCAAATGTGGTTTGGTCACCATCTATTGTGATTTCATCGGTGCCAATTGAATTAGTATTGTGCAACGTAGAATCGGCTGAAATATTGTCTAAATCAGTTGTTTTTTTATTATCAACTAGTTTAAATACTTCGTAGCTTACCCTACCTATAATGTTCCCCGATGGTAACAATGTTAACCCTTGTGGTAATTTGTTAGCAACCCCACCCTCTTTCAATTTATATTGCAGCGATATATCATTGATATGCTTTGCGGTTACATACAATGTGCTAATTTCGCCATTGTTGATTAATCCCAAATTATCAGGTACATCCCATTTGACTTCGGCATCAGTATCACCGATGATTTTTATAGTGTAATCATATGTCTGGTGTATATCAATATCATTTAATTTTCTGATTTTTATAGAAAAACTATAATCTTGATCTACTGTGTTTATATCAGCTAAATTACCGTATATCCATCCTGTACTCGCATCTAACTGGAGTCCAGTCGGCAATGACCCTATCAACACAAATTCAATCGGATCGCCATCTGGGTCAATACCATCGCATTGGTAAGCATAATGGTTATCATGTCTAACTGTGCCTAGATCCGATACATAATTAGTAATATATGGTTGTCTCAATGCAATCACATCACATGTCACATAATCACTATCAGCCGTAAATTCAGTAGTGTCTGTTGTCATACTATCACGACTAACCACAAATATTGAATATGTTCGTAGATTGGTATCTACCCCATCTGTGATTTTTAGAGTGAATTGATAATGTTTACTTATTGACCGTGTGCTATAATCCCATGGAAATTCAATCCAACCGACTGCATCGTTGTCCCACCCTGCCATTGCAGATGTACCAAATGATGCCACGGGTTCAATATAACCATACAACCCAGAACTTGATACACTAACTCCGCTAGGTAATTCTCCACTAGCCAATGACATTACTATATCATCAGCAGGATCGTCATCGGTTGTCTCAATTGGTATGTCAACTAATTGACCATCAAAATATCTCCCTAATAAACCAGATGCTGTCTGAAATTGTGGGATATCCTGACCAGTAATAGTTAGTGAAAATGTTCTATCATTAACATATTCAGGAATTAGTGCATTATCTTCTATTTTTTCTGTATAGACACGCACAGTAAAATCAGATGTTATATTTTCATTCACCTGATAAGGTACACCTGTCGCATATCCGATAGCTTTTGGGATGCCTTCAAGCATTCCTTGTCCACCAACATACATCCCGTTGGGTAATTTACCAGCAATCACCCGATATTTTATCCGTCCTGAATCCGTTGGGAAATCGGGGTCATATGCTTCTAACAATATCCGGTAGAATTGATCTTCAGCTATAGTGCCTAGATTACCAGATTCAGTTACCCATACTGGTTGTGCCATTCATTAAGCCTATTAATGTCCACCACTTAAATCAGTACTAGCATCCATAAAACTTAACAAATACCAATTAGTGCCATCAGATATCCAAGTAGTCACATCACCTATTGCGGTAGTAATATCGGTGCTACCCCCTTTGAGTGTTGTTCCAGTTACATCATACATGACTGCGTGATCGGATATGATTGTAATGGTTTGTCCTGCGGTACTATCATCTAATGCTGTGATCGTTACTGCACCACCTGTCTTAAACAGATTTCCGGTAGCAACCGATGGTGTAGCATCAGCTGCGCCAAATGTAACAAATGTATTTGCTGGCCCACTGAATGCCGCAGCATTGGCAACAGTTAATTTTCCTGTTACAGATACATTACTTGATGCAGAGACTGCATTTGCTAAAATGATTGTTCCACTACCATTTGGTGCAATAGTCAATGAACCATTGGCATCATCCGTGCTTATAGTATTAGCCGTTATACTGACATTAGATAAACTTGTGCCACCTAATTCAGCATAAACCTCACTGAAGTTGTCATTGATTTTGTCAAATGCTGTTCTTAATTGATCGCCGGTACCATCATTTGCACTAGATCCGGTATTAACTGTTTGATATGCCATATTATTTTTACCATCCTTTTAAAAGTATAATTTAACTGTATTTAGCATTAAACTATGCTTACTTGGTGATAATTAATTCCGCCGTGTGATTCTTCCTTGGGTTAGGTCATATGGACTCATTGTTACTTCAACGTTATCGCCCATCAGTACTCTAATTTTGTTTTTCCTCATTTTACCAGAAAGATAGCAAATGATTTCTTTATCAATGCCATTAAGTTCTACCCTGCATTTATTGCCAGGTAGAACCTCCGATACTACACCTTCTACATTTATTCCTGCTTCTTTTGCCATTAAATAGCGGCTTTTTCATCCATAATTTCTTTCCTACGTTCTTTGATAGATTTAGAAATCTCCTGTAATGCTTTCCTAGCCCTTGCTGCACTAGCCTTTACACCGTTTTCGGTAAGTTTCACATTCTCTGCAAGATAAGTTTCCATCTGTTCTACTATAATTTCATGATTTGTCAATTTAATATTCCTCTGTTATGGGTTATTATTTAGCTTTCCCCATTCAGAGGGTGGCATTATTCATGTCGTATATCATAGATTTGGTTAATAGTCAATGAGATATACGATGGGTAGGTGAATAGAACCATCGGTATACACCAAACACATCAATAGCAAAGTAAACTAGATTTAATGCAAAATAACCCCATTCTTGACTAAGATAACACCACAATGCCAAGAATATTGATGCAACCGTCGCAAAGATAAACCCATACTTGCTATATTGGGTGTGCCATGCAATCATAATGCCACCAATCATGCCAGTGGCAGAACCGATGTATTGGTAGATATCAAGTATTAATTGTTGGTCCATTTGTCCTTTTTAAAATATCCTTTTATATCTGAGTGTATTATCCGTTGCGTTTGATCGTTAATCCGTTGTATTTGGTATTTCTTTTGCGAAAGAACTCTTCGCCGTCTTTTAATGTAAACACACTTGGTGGAAATCCGTAGTTATCTATTAACTCCGTGCGATATCCTGTATATTCTTTGCTATCAAACAAAATAGTAACCTTTCCGCTGTTAAATTCGTTAACTGATACATATGTCTTGTATTTCTCATCTTGATATATGCTAGTCTTCACCATTTCTTTTTTGTTAGTTAATAGATTAACACACGGAACAACCCCGTTGGTTGTAAAGGCTTTTCTTGGTGTTTGTCCTAATAAATAATCCGGGTTTTTAAGTAAGAAAGTATCCACTTCGTCTTGTGTTTTAAACCACCGTTGGGTTATTCCATTATGCACATTAATGCGATTGCCTCGTGGTCTGCCTTTTAAAGTCCATAAGTTATCGAGGTATTTGTCTATATCAGCATTTTTAACACTCTCGTATTCACCATCTTTAAACATCATTACATTACCTTTGTTGAAGTTGTTATAACGTCCTAGCTTCCATCCATTAGTTAGATAATCATCTATTTTACATGGATTTATTTTTTCATTGGTTGTGCCTTTCGTTACCCATTTAAAGTAATGACTTATTACTCTTCCGTTTGCTTCTTCCCAACCGTCATCTTTATACTGAGGTGCATATTCTTCTGGTATTTGCATTTGTTTGAATTGGGTAAGATTAATCAGAGAGACATAGTTAACCTTTTCTACTGTGCATTTTCCGCCTTCTCTCCATGTATTATTATCAGATAGAAAATCTAAAAGTTGGTCTTTCTTAATGCGTTTATTGGTCTCTCCATTGGTAACTGATACACATTTTCCTTTTATCTTGGACCCACTATACCAATCATTGTTCTTTGATAAGAACTCATCAACAGTATCACATAGAATGTGTAAATTGTCCTCACCATCAGTAACAACACAATACCGTGGTATTGCTTGAAAACCTTTCCGCCAAGAAGGATTATCAGCTAAGAACAAACGCATGTCATCTGGGAATATCGGTTTAGAAATGATATCGTTTGTTACCCAAACTTTACCACTAGCTGTGTTATGTATAGTTGAACCTATTCGCCATTCTGAATTTAATGATAGCCATTCCGGAACATCTTCAATCAACGTATTTATGTATCTAGTATCAGTGCCATTGGTAACAGCTACTTTGGTATGTTCATCAACTGCTGTTTCTATATACTCTTTGATACGAATTTTATCTGCATTCGTAAAGATTGTATCTTTGTAAAATTTACCTAGAATATTAAGATTGTAGTACTTTTTCTTCATTATTGAGAATTTATCGTACTTTAGTACTCTGCGATTAACTTGTTCCATTACCTCGTGATATGTCATTTCGGATTTTGAGTAACATATCCGTATAATTTCTCTATGAAAGTTGTCTCTGCTGTGTTTTTTTATACTCTCTTTTAGAACTCCAGATGACCCATAATACTTTTGCCAGTCAGATTCTACGGTTTTACGCCGTTTACTGTTCTTCTGTTTTCGCTTAGAATGGAAGTGTTTTTTGCCAATGTAATACATTGGTTCTTCTGGGTAAGCGTCAATGTTAATTCTCGTAATTAAATATATAAATCCTACTGCATCTTTCGGTATTGCTGTTAACTCTGTATTATTGTATATCCACATATTTCCCCCTCAAATGTATGAGTATTATTTATACATTTGAGGGGAACTAGCAGATTACTTAGAAAAACCTAAACCAAAAAAATTAGGTAAACGACTATTTAACAAGATAGCTAAACTATATAAAGAAGAATACTCAAACAGAAAACCATTGGAATATCCAAAAAGTGGCAAACTAACTAAAAAGATTACTGAATTAGCCGATAGATATAACTTAACTATATAGTATGTCTGTTAATTCAGGAATACACTCATGCATATTTAGATTTCTGTGCTTATCTAATATTTGTGAGTATTGAACCATTTGGTTATAATAATCTTCATTGAATGTGTTATTTTCTAACTCAGAGATCATATACTTTGTTTTTTCTGATATGGTATCATTGGTGTTATACATTTCTAGGTCAAAACATTGTTTCAATCGTTCAATTGCTAATGGACGTAATGCTGGTGTCAAGTTTTGGAACTTTAAAAATGGCGGATCAACTAAGTCACACGGACCAACATAAATTTGTCTCCCAATCATTAGATTTTTATTGATACTATCCCAAAACTGCATTAACTCATGCCAATGCAATACATTATATATCATTGGGACTGGTGCTGTTGAGAACCAAAATGGTTCTGGTAAATCCATTAATATCTCTAAATTAGCCATTATTTTATCCCATTTACTGGGATATCTAATGTACTCGTTTACTTTTCCAACACCATCAATCGACAATGTTATTTGCACAGACTTAAAATGTGATAATAGTTCAACACTTCGTTGTGCTAAGTTAGTAACATTAATGCTAAATTGAACTTCTATATTTTTTGCTATATCTTGATCTATGCAATACTGTAATAGAATTGGTATAGATCGCATTACGCTTGGTTCACCGCCTATAAAGAATATTTTATTTACATGATGTATGTTATCTTGCACATCTTGCATATATTTCTGATCTAACCCAAAATCGACCTCATTTTCAAATATAGGCTTATAGTTGGTAAATTCTGCAAATCGTTGATCCTTATCAAGTATTTTTTTTGCTTCTCTGGCGGAGGTTGTGGATATATCTGGAGTACACATTACACAAGCAATATTACACAATGATGCTAATCGCAAATCCATTCGTCTAATATGCTTCACCTTACCTGTGTTTGTAAATTCATTTATTGTATCAACGAAATATGCCGTATCTTCTGGTACTTCCAGTATACGATGGCTTTCTTGCAAACGCAAACTTGCTGACGATGATTGTTCTTCATGGTAACAGCGTTCACACCCCTTCACTTGTTTGCTATCAAGCATATCTGCACGGATTTGATTGAGTTGTGTGCTATCCCATGCATCTTGTATGGTGCTATTATTAACCGTTAGTTGGTTGCCATCTTCATCAAGTAATGCTTGCTCCTTCCATACACAACAGAATCGTTGTCTGCCTTGTGGTCCTAGTTCATATGTATTAAATGCATATGGACACAGTGTACCTTTGGCGACCATTTGTTTGATATTATCTAATGTAATCATATACTCGTGCTGATAACACCAATAACACCAATTATCAATATTCCATATACAATAGTTTCTATTATGAATTCAGATTGCCTAACATTCGCTGCATAATCTGATAACATATTATCATCGTGTTGCCGAGTTAATATTTCTTTTTCGATAGCATCAATTAAATATTGTTTCTTTTTTCTTCGATCTAGCTTTAACCCAAGAGTTTCCCCATATTCATCTAACTCTTTTTTTGACATATCTTCAAGTTTCATCTTCTAAGTACCTTTCTCTATCTTTCCATCGTATTTCTTTGCCACCTGATAATTTAGGTGTTATGTTATCTAAATAGTTATCCATAAAATGATCTGGTAATTCTTTTGCTATATCCAAAAATGAAAAATCTTCTTTGGCAGCATTTAACCAAAATGAATTAACTCCCATTCCACTTGCCTGTGCTGGTTCTAAGAAACAATAATACTCATCATTGACTAACTTAATCATTTTGCCAAAGTGCCTATATCGTTTAAACATATACAATAATTCAACTGGTGGAACTAATGGTACTACATCGGTTTCATTAACTACCCTTGTTAGTGGCAAATGTTCCCATTTAAATATACCATCACGATCAAATACTTTCGGCTGACCGAATGTGATTATTTCATTAACATTTAATCCGGCTTGATAACAATATGCACCTACTATAACTGCTTCTGCACCACCTAATGAATGTCCAGTTATATTAATAGCGTATGATGCGTCAGCCATTAACCTTCTTAAATCAGCAAAAATTCGTTCTGCTACCCCATGAAACCCACTATGCACCTTACATTGCAATCTGGTTGACCAATCCTTGTCAAATTTAATATCTTGCATAGCATTCTTGATATTACTAGTACCACGAATAGAGATAGTATAGGTTTTTTCACCTCGATTCGTTAGTAAAAAATATCGAATTTGTTTAATTTCATTCACATATACCTGGTTTGGATATGCTTGCTTAATGTCATCTATTTTATCTGCATATGCTAATTTTGCCAATTCTGCATATCTATTAATCTTTTGCCAATCAACATCGTGTGCCATTGTAAATGATTGTTTGTATTGTGAACTTAAATTATATTTACGTTGTATGCGTTTGACTATTTTTCTTGCGATAAATGCTTTGATTTTTGCCATTGCATATCGTTTGGCGATCCATGTGAACATATCATACTCCTTTTGTTTCAGTATGTATAATATTTATTCATGCGTCCGCAAACTAAATATAATGATGGACTTATACAGCAAACACACAAACCCAGAGACATTATATGGCTATAAAGATAGGTTTGAAATCCCAGGATTCGCATATGAAGAAGCAAGACTAACAGGTGAATGGACAGAAGCAGAACCATACATCATGAAAGACCCCAAATATGCATATCTGTATGCTATGGATGCAATACAAGATGAATGGCCAGAAGCAGAACCATATATAATGAAAGATCCTACATATGCATATCTGTATGCTAGGGATATAAGAAAAAAAGGAAGATGGCCAGAAGCCGAACCATATATAATGAAAGATCCATATTCTGCATATTGGTATGCTAGATATGTAATAGAAGGCAGATTTCCAGAAGCAGAACCATATATAATGAAAGACCCAGAATATGCATATGAGTATGCTGGTGGGGTAATGGGAAACCGATGGTCAGAAGCAGAACCATATATAATGAAAGATCCAAAATATGCATATTTTTATGCTGAGTATGTAATAGAAGATGAATGGCCAGAAGCCGAGCCATATATAATGAAAGATCCAAAATATGCATATTTTTATGCTAGGTATGTAATGGAAAGAAGATGGCCAGAAGCAGAACCATATATAATGAAAGACCCAGAATATGCATCTATGTATGCTAGGGATATAAGAAAAAAAGGCAGATGGCCAGAAGCCGAACCATATATAATGAAAGACCCAGAATATGCATCTAAATACAAGGCATTCATAAGGACACTATAATGATGGACTTATACAGCAAACATTCAACCCCAGAGTCATTATATGGATATGACCAGTTAGAAAAAAAGTATAGCAAGCCAACGATGGATATGTGTAACCATATGATGAAGGTAAACTATCGCAACCTTGCATTTAATGAATTTCCATACAATTTTGTTAAGGAGTTGCCTGATGGGTTATCAGTGGAATGGCTTTTGTCCCTCAAAGATACACTAATAACACAATTGCCTAATAACCTAACAGTAAGAGGGAGTATGAATATTGAGAATACACCAATATCACATTTGCCTGAATATTTAACTATTGGACAGGAGTTATACTTGCATGATACCCCGATGCTAGATAAAGAATCATTGCCATGGAATACTATGACGGTAGGTGGACATATACATGGGGTGCCAGAAGAAATAGCTAGGTTACATTCTAACTTTGGGTTTAGGTTTGATGATGAATAGAATAATAGGAGCATATGCTCCTATTATTCTGCTAGCTAAGGTCAGCTAATGATATTACTGTCTATACTCAATTTCAATAGATTTGGGCATGAGTTGTTCCGGAATTTCACGCTCCAAAACAAGACTTAAAATACCATTTTCTACTTTAGCAGCCTTTATTTCAATGTGTTCCGCAAGATTGAATGTTCTACTAAATTTACGTGAACTAATTCCACGATGCACGAATTCGTCAGTAGTCTCTTCATCTGAATTTTCTGCATTAATATTTAGAACATTTTGTTCTACTGTTACTTTGATATCGCCTTCGCTAAACCCAGCCACCGCAACTTCAATCAGATAATTATTATCATCTTTTTTAATAATATTATATGGTGGGTAGTTTGATTGTGTATTTACATTTACTGTAGAAAGTAAATTGTCGAATAGTTGGTCAATACCAACTGAATTTTGATAAAACGGAGCGAAATCCTTCGCTCTGATTGTTTTTAAACTTGTCATAATGTTTCTCCTTTAATTAAGCAAGATATGCACAGCAAACCCATTTGGCATCTGCTGTGCATATATTTATCATTTTACTAAAATGTTAGTAAAATTACATCATGCCTGGCATTCCGCCCATTCCGCCACCGCCCATTGGTGGGGCTGCTGGTTCGTCGTGTGGAATTTCAGCAACCATGGCTTCGGTTGTAATCATAAGGCTTGCCACTGATGCTGCATTTTGGAGTGCTGATCGTGTGACTTTCGCAGGATCAAGAACACCTGCCTCAATCATATCACAGTACTCATCTGTTGCAGCATTGTAACCCATGTTGCCTTCACTTTCTCGTACCTTATTGATAACAACCGATGCTTCTACACCAGCGTTGTATGCAATAGTACGCAATGGTTCTTCCAATGATCTTCGCAAGATGTTAATACCAACATCCTGATCGTGATTGATGCCAGCAAGACCCGCCATGCCATCAATAGCACGAACGAGTGCTACACCACCACCTGCAACTACACCTTCTTCCACGGCTGCGCGAGTAGCAGCAAGGGCATCATCAATGCGATCTTTCTTTTCCTTCATCTCAACTTCGGTAGCAGCGCCAACCTTGATTACTGCAACACCACCTGATAGTTTAGCAACACGTTCTTGTAGTTTTTCAATATCATAATCAGAAGTTGAATTTTCAATTTGCACACGGATTTGATTAACACGCCCATCAATATCGGCACTTTGTCCTGCACCATCAATAATCGTAGTGTTGTCTTTTTCAACCACAATCCGCTTTGCAGTGCCAAGATCATCAAGAGTTACTTTCTCTAGTGATAGCCCTACTTCTTCTGAAATAACTGTGCCACCTGTTAAAACAGCAATATCTTGTAGCATAGCACTACGTCTATCACCAAACCCAGGTGCTTTAACTGCTGCTACTTTAACAATTCCACGCATTGAATTTACTACCAATGTAGCCAGTGCCTCACCCTCAATATCTTCTGCGATGATAAGCAACGGTTTCCCAGCTTTGGCAACTCCTTCTAGCACTCCAATCATAGATTGAATGTTGCTAATCTTCTTATCAAATAGTAGAATGAATGGTTCATCCAACTCTGCAACCATACTTTCCTGATTGGTTGCAAAATAAGGTGATAGATAACCACGATCAAATTGCATACCTTCAACGACATCAAGTTCATTCTCAAATGATGTGCCATCCTCTACTGTAATCACACCGCCATTGCCAACTTTTTCCATTGCTTCTGCGATAATATTACCAATTGATGCATCTGAATTCGCAGAGATCGTGCCTACCTGTGCAATAGCACTTGGGTCAGTACACTCAATTGCTTGTGAACTAATACTCTTCACCGCTGATGCAGTAGCAAGGTCGATACCTCGTTTAAGATCCATTGGGTTCATTCCAGAAGCAACAGCCTTCATTCCTTCTTTCATAATAGATTGTGCTAGTACAGTAGCTGTAGTAGTGCCATCACCAGCAACCTCTGCGGTGTGTGATGCTACTTGTTTAACTAGTTGTGCACCCATATTCTCAAACTTCCCTTCAAGTTCAATCTCTTTTGCCACTGTCACCCCATCTTTTGTGATTACAGGTGCACCGAATGCTTTATCTAAAACAACATTTCGTCCTTTTGGTCCAAGTGTTACCTTTACAGTATTTGCCAACGTGTTTACACCATCTAACATTAGATGACGTGCGTCATCACTAAATTTTACTTCTTTTGCGCTCATATATTTCTCCTTATGATTCAATTACAGCCATTATATCGTCTTCATTCATGACGACAAGTTCTTCTCCAGAAACTTTAACTTCAGTTCCTGCAAATTTACCAAATAACACAGTGTCCCCAACGGCAACACCCAAATCAAGCACTGTCCCATTATCAAGGACCTTACCTTTACCTGTAGCTACAACAGTGCCACGCGCTGGCTTTTCTGTTGCTGAATCAGGAATAACAATACCACCTGCTGACATTTTCTCTTCTTCTGTTCTCTTCACAACAACACGGTCGTGTAGTGGACGAATATTTTCATTCATATATATATTTCTCCTATCAAAGATATGATTATAATTGATCCATATTATGCAATCAATGCAAGTATTATACATACATTTTATGCATTAGTCAATAGTTTTATAATAAAAGAACCCCCTAAAAGCATTGGGCATATCAACATAATTTCGTTATTCTTCCATTTTATCTAATTGTGCTAAATCCGCTGGACTAATTAATGATACAATCCATCCATCTTCTGCTATCCATGCTTTCCCTGGGTATAACACAGAACACTCTCCATCCGCAATGCACTTAGGTAAATTATCCGTTCCAGATAGGTCATGCAACTCCGCCTGTGCTAAGTGCCATTGTGCTATTTTACGGTGAAGTTCTGCTTTCATTTATACGTTTTCCTTAATACCGCATTGGATTAGATGGTTTAAATTTATATTCAATACCACTTAATAGTTTGTGATCAATAGTCTCAACCCATTCCTCGGTTGCCAATGATATGTTGGCATCAGGAAAATATTTTCTAACTACTGCAAGGTGTGCTAAAGGTGTTGGATGACGATCTATCGTATCAGCCAATGATAACATCAGTTTTTTATTAGATTTAAGATAACCAAAAAACTCGGCTATTTCTTCCAATATAAAATTATCATCAATATTATGATAATTATCGGACAAAATATCACCCAATGATGGCCAATCTTCGCCAGCCATGCGTTTATATAACTTTTCTGCTTCTAACCGATAGGATTTGCTATCAATGTATACACGATCATTCTCTCTAAATTGGATATATTCTATATTATTTAATGTGTCTTCGTATACACGATGTGCGTCAACATCGTATTCTTGCCATTTCATTGATCTATAGTTCAACCCTGCCAATATATTATGTATTGCATCCATATATGCGTAGCTTAGTATTTCATATCCATCTGGACTTGAAATAGGCCAATCATTCAATTCATCACCTGATTTATCTGGGAACAGGCTTTGTTTATTGCACCATTCATTGAACTGGTAGTAATCAATCCTAGCAATACCTGTCCATAATATAAGAATGGTGTCATTCTTCGTAAGATTATTTCGTTTATTGCATTCTATTATTGAATTGAAAATAAATTGATTCCCAGAACCATATCTACCCCAATTTTCATAATAATCATAGGCAGTACCTAATATATCAGCCCATGTAGGGTAATGATAATTTGTCATGCTACACCCGAATGTGAATAATCTATTCAACTAACAATGACTTAATACGATCAATGCGGAATGAACGCCACCCAGCATTTTCAATATCCCAAACTGTAACCACATCTGGATTATCTTTTCTTGCTGGGGTGGTGTTTTGTTCTTTTGTTTCAGGAAGATACCCAGGTTGAAGGGTGGCAGTCATTTCTCTCATTGATCCATCAGCTTTTTCAAATGTGACAATTGCTGTGCTAGCAGACAACCAATGTTTTACATCATCTTTTGTGATTGTG